TAATAATCCTTTTAAGGATATATCACTGACAGCCAGCCCCCTCACGCGGTCGATACCCCGGAGCATCGCAGTAACGTGGTTAAGGACAGTTGCCTTGTTCGATGCGATGGTCTTGCTCATCCTTGTCAATAAGGTCGCAAAAGGATCCAGGAACAATCGAACTTCAAGTTCCAACCAATGTTGGACTTGAGTCGATGACCTAGTCTTATGCGCCTTATCAAACTCTAGTTGCAGTTCGGCGATATTTCGCCTAACCACAGCTAGAGGGGGCAAGGATAGCAGTGTCGATTGGGCATCCAACCCTTCGGGAAGCAGGTCAACAAACCGAGATAAGTCCTGTTGGAACCTTATCAGGGATGCTAACTGCTTCTTGAGGGCTTCCTCAAGTACCCTTGCCTTGCACTCATTTAACCAAACCACTAGCCATTCATCTGGTTGCATCGAGTGCGACACCTCGTTCTCAAAATCGAATTTGAGACCGGGCGCCGAAATCGGTTCACCCATATGAAGGCCCAATGGTGAGGTTAACTGGTTACAAGTAAAGATACTCCCTGAGATTTGAGAAAGCAAAATTCGTGCTTTCTCACGCCTCAGGCTCTTACTATCCTCTCGTGAGGGTAGCAAGAAGAATCTATACGCCTTATCGGCTAACCGGTCCGCGTAAGCGGATGATTTGCAAACAAGGCGCAAGAGTGAAGCCACCAAGCCCCGGGTTACCTTAGTGTAGGATCGTGGTACCCACCGCGACTCTAGTTCTCTGAACCAGGTTGCCACTTCGTAATAAGAAACGAACTTGATACCTTCACGGGGATTACCCGTGAGGCCCTTGTTCCATTCCTTACCGAAGCGGACAGCCTCGAACAGTGAACCTAGAGGCGCGGGGGATACCTCAGTTCCACGGTGTATCCACCTCTTGGCAAACTCATATGTATCATCCGATACATGTGACTTTGTGTCTGAGATGCCTACACCTCTCTCCGAAAGGAGCAGCCTGTATTGCTGTGCCACAGCCTCATTAGTGAGAACGATATCGTCTCCTAGTAAGGCGTAGCCCTGAAAGTCTGGATAACCAGCCCTTTCAGCAGCAAGACGGACTGCGACGTGATGACATACAGCGAATAGAGCCCAAGAACTGTACGCTCCCATGGGCTGCCCAACAGCATAGCGAACGCTAGTGTTGGGACGAGTCCATGTGACCGTAAAGTCTCGGTCTACCGTTGTACGCCGCCACGCTCCTGCGTACTCCTGATCAATCATCGTCGCCAGCACGATTTCCTGTAACGCTACAGGGAACCGGTCTGTCGCCGCTGAGAGATCATAAGAGTAGTAGGGTCCTTTCGTTGGTAGTGTGGCTCTGAAGGACCCTTGATTAAACGTACAATCAGGCTTCAGCCCCTTCAAATGTCTCATAAGAGATTGATGAAGAGGGTAAAGGGCTGACTGTGACGGATAATCAAGGATACCAACTATCCGACACTTGGTCTCCTTGTCCTTGATCTTAGCTAACTTTGATCTTCTTCCTTTTGGTTGAAGACCAAACTTAGCAAGCCAAGCAAGGGGCTCGAAGAGTCGGAGAGTCCGGATCGACTGGACTAGCTCATCTCCTGCGATGATGCCAAGATCGTTTATGGCATCCTCGCTGAGGAGGTGAGTGTCCTCGATAGAACCCAAAAGAGCTTGTGCATTCGGGCCTGCCTTGGTGGAGACGTGCCAGCCCTCCCATATAGGACGTTCAAGTTTCCAGCCCAGCCGCCTCACTGTAGCAGCGAAGGAGGCTCCTATACTGGAGTCTAAGTCCTTCCCTGGTTCAGTGATGGTACTGAGATCTGGAGCCTTGACTCCCTTTACGATCCGGGACACATTCAGTAATGTGAGCCCGAGTCGTATATGGTTTGGCTGGCGGTCTCGAAGGAGTTGAGCGACACGGATTTTTGGTAATCCGTCCTCGTCCAGCTCCACACCAGGGCACTCACTCTGAACAAGCGGTTGGCCACAAAGGTAGCGAGTTGAGGCCAGCCGGATAAGTTTTATCCAGGCAACGGTGTCAACCGCTCCCCTTGTAGTTAGCCGCTTGTCCACGAGTGAGACCCACTCTCGGATAAGTCCAAGATCAACATCAACACCCAAGTAAGCCTTGTCCAGGAAAGTTACAACTTTCTGGAAAAGAGCTAGTTGGAGTTGTTGCATGTTTGATTTTGGTTTGAAGAGAGCTCGACACACCATTAGACTGGCGCACCCCACTAAGGAGTAACGCCC